ATGGAAGAGTAAAAATTTTCTCATCGTTCATGTCGTATTTTCCAATTAAAAACTTGAAGGGGTCAATGAGTGGGGCTAGTTTAAAAAATACAGGTTTTTCCATAATTAATTCAGTGTCGGTTCTACTTTTAATAATGCATGTATGTTTGTTGTCATTGTTTGGCGATGACTCGCGAACTCCGGCAATGTAAAAACGGTGATTCAAATTGACTGCGTTATAATTTGTCTCATTTAAAGAAAAAAAACGGTTATATATGGGTATGTAGTTTTGTATAGTAGAGAAAGAAATAGTTGGGTCATTCAACAATTGTTTGAAAAACTCTTGGTTTTTACGTTTGTGGTAATTTACTCTAAATTCCATTTTGTATTTTAGTGATTTCAAATATAAATAATACTAAATTTTAACTTATTTAGAAGGGTGTTCGACTTTTGAATAGGGTGTTCGACTTTTGAATATGTCTTCCCTAAAAGTCGTTGTCTTTTAAAGGTCATTGCGTCGCGTTTGCGTATGATTTCTGCGTATAAAATCTATCTATAAAAATAAATGACATTAGAGTTGAAAAAATTTGACATGAAATCCATTAGTTTCAAACCAAATGAATCCAAAGGACCGGTGGTGGTTCTCATTGGAAGAAGAGACACCGGTAAAAGTTTTTTAGTGAGAGACTTGCTTTATTATCATCAAGATATTCCCATTGGAGTCGTCATATCTGGCACAGAAGAAGGTAATGGGTTTTACGGAAAATTGGTGCCGAAGTTGTTTATTCACAATGAATATAACACTGCTATTATAGAAAATATATTGAAGCGACAAAAGTCAGTGTTGAAGCAGATTAAAAAGGAGATAGAAGCGTTCAAGAAAAGTACAATTGACCCTCGCGCGTTTGTTATTTTGGATGATTGTTTATACGATTCGTCCTGGTCACGTGATAAGATGATGAGACTTTTATTTATGAACGGGAGACACTGGAAGATCATGTTAATCATCACAATGCAATTTCCTTTGGGCATTCCTCCCAACCTGAGAACCAATATAGATTATGTTTTTATTTTGCGAGAACCTTACATAGCCAATCGCAAACGAATTTATGAGAACTATGCGGGCATGTTTCCAACGTTCGAGTCGTTCAGTCAAGTCATGGACCAGTGCACGGAAAATTATGAGTGTCTCGTCATCAATAACAACTCCAAGTCTAACAAATTATACGACCAGGTGTTTTGGTATAAGGCAGATAGTCACAATGACTTCAAGTTAGGCAGTAAAGAATTCTGGGAACTCTCAAAAGGTATCAACTCTGACGATGAAGACGAGAAATATGACCCCAGTAATGCGAAAAAACGCGGAGCGGGACCCAAAATCAAAGTTCAAAAGGAGGGAAAGTCAAAAGGTGAAGCAAAATGGTAAGAGTTTGTCGCTTTTTAATATAGAAAGCGAGTTTTAGGTAACAGAAACTCGCTTTTTAATATAAAAAGCGAGTTTTTGGGCAACAAATATGAATAAATATAAAAATAACCAAAATGGAAAAAACATTTTCAAAAAAATTGTTTCTTTATTTGAAGACAATTTAACATAACATATAACACAAAACAACGCATGGGAGAGTTTGTACACAGTTTAGACGAGTTATCGCACTTGACAACTAAAAAGTGTCGTTTAACAACTCATCTTACAAAAAATTATAAGGAAAACATACATTACATTGTTAAAAAGGATGAATTGAAAAATGTTAAAAAACACGGAGGTCAAAATAAAATAGATTATCTTCTTACAAAAGACGCATTTGAGTTATTAAAAAACTCTTATAATTTGAGAAATAGATATATTGTAAACTTGTCAGAAAACGCAACACATGTGAACGCATTTGCGATGTGTATTGAAAACCAAACTATAGGTTTCATTCAAAACGCTTATAGTAAATTGTTTAATGTAAAACGACAGTTTATTATTGGAAAGTATAGAGTTGATTTATATTTTATAGATTATAAGTTAGTAATTGAATGCGACGAAAACAACCATGTAGATAGAGACGCAACGCGAGAAAAAACGAGGGAAGAATACTTGTTATCATTGGGAAATCAAATTATTAGATACAACCCGAACGATAAGTTATTTGATTTGTCAAACGTTTTAAGTGACATAAACGCCGTTTTATTTTCAGAAAAAAAATGAGGTCGCTTTATATTTTTAAAAATCCCTAAGTTTCTTTCTCATCCATTATTTTCAACAATGTGTCAAAAAATGCATCAGTATAATCGTTGTGTTGAAATGCTGTATCGTGTCCTCCATCCACGTACACCACTTGATTAAACTTTTCTAATATAGACAATGGAATTGTCGTGGAGTCTTCTTCTTTTGAATAAATAATAAAAAGAAGAGGGTACTCATTCAACGTTTTTATAAGAATCGGTTCTTCCAAGAAAAATCCATATTTTTTTTTATAAATTTGATGAATTTGTTTTAAATTTACCCAACTACAATTGAATTTAACGCTATTATAAACAAAATAAGTCGGAAGAGTTAAATATTTCATAAAATTCCATTTTAAATATTTTTTATGTAACTGTTGAGGAACTAAAAAAGGAGCAATCAATATAATTTTGGTTTTCGTTTTTTCATAAAAAAATGGATTTAACTGTAAATACTTGGTGAATAAACACCCTCCCATAGAGTGCGCCAAAATTAAATTGTAAGTGTACGTGTTAATATGAGAACACAGTTTTTCAAAGACATTTTTAATGTGTTCATTTGTTCCGTAATTGAAAAAAACAATGTCATGTTTTATGTTTTTTTCAAAATTTTTATATTTGTCTGGACTATTCTTATTGTTTAAATCTGTATCAAAACCACGAATAAACAAAATTTTCATATTGTATTATTTAAATACTTTTTTAGTAACAAAATTTTTGATTACAACAAATAACTATCAATAATACTTAATATTTCACATGGTAATTTATTATTGTCGCCAATAATATCGTCCAATGTTATTGTGTGAGTTATCCAATTCAATGGCATGGAATACCTGAATGATTTGTCTATCTGACACCCCAAATCCGCATATTGAGTTACAACAAGAGTTCTGTTTTTTATGATTTCAATAAAGTTGGCGCGAAACATTTTTGTTTGATTGTTTTTATTTTTTGTGAAATAAAAACAACGATCTCCACTTCGCAATTTTGTTGTTATTTCTTTGTTCATTTTAGGGGGAACCCCCGGACTGCGTTGCTGACCCTTGCCCCCTCCCCGCCCTTCGGGGAATTCTAATTCCTTACCTTTTCCCATCATAAGATTTCTTGATGAAAAACTGTTATCATTTTCCTGGGTTCCAGGTGGATAATACTGATTCATTTTTATAAATTTACATTAAAATAAACGTAAATGTATAAAATCAATTTTTTGTTGTAGGTGTGGTTTTATGTTTTGTGGGTAAAATAAATTACAAGGTCTTAATTAGTATAATCTGGTCCTCCGCGCCATCCGTACATTGATGACCAAAGTTTTTCAATAAAAAATATCCCTCTTTCATTTGTGCGACTATTTTTTCCTCCGTGACATCGCGCCAGTCATACACCATATTGGGATAAATAGGGTGGTCGGGACCTGCTCCACAAACACCTGTGTTTCCAAGTAATCTACAATCATCAATAATAATAATGTCGTCGAATTTTCTCTCTTTAAGAATGGCAAGTTCATACAAGAGAGGGGTTTCTTCTTCTCCAAACTCAGTTTGTCCTCCGGAATAATGCGCGTCCAAATAAATCGTGACAGGTTCTTGTATGGTTTCTAATAACATAGGCAAAACCTGTTTTGAGTCGCCGTGATACATCTTTACGTGAGGATGGTCTTTAAATTGTTCTACATTATAATTATACCATTTTTCAGAGAGTTCAATGGAATGAATGTTTTCATAATTGTTTAATACACTTGAAATTCCATGTCCTAAAAACGTTCCGGTTTCAATATAATGACGAGTTTTTTGAGTTCCTGTTCTCTCATAAATAATGTCAAGGATGTTTGGCATGTATAGTATTTTCGTATTGAAAAAAACGCTCACTGTTACGCGTCATTTCGCAGCAATTTCATAATCACATCAAATAGTTTTTCAGAATGTTCTACTTCTAAAAAACATGTGTGTTTTCCGCCAATTGTAGTGCATCGTTCAAATTTAGTTAATGTTTCTTGTGGAATGACAGTCACTTGTTCGTCTTCGTTATAAATAATATGACAATTGCTATGATTATTTAATAAATTCGTTAACTCATCCTGATCGTGTATCATAAACTGATATGCGGTTTTAATTTGTTTCAACGGAATCCATTTAAAGGAATCATTCCATAAGTTCCCAATTTTAAACAATTTACAGTTAGGTATCATTAACGCTTTCGGTAGATAACCATATTGTAAAAAAGGAATATGCGCAATAAACTTAATATATGGGTCTTTACAAAGAAAGGGTGCTATTAGAATAAGTTTGCGGTCAAATTCTGGATGTTCGTTTATATATTTTGTCATTAAACAACACCCCATGGAGTGCGCCATTACAACGTCATATTTATATTTGGTTTGACTTCGAAGTTTTGCACTAGTTTTTTTTGTTTCCAATTCCACTACTAAACGTTCATAAACGGCGTTCAAATCTTCGTCATTATTGTATTCAAAATAATCCAATTTGTAATTGGATAATTTAAAAAATATGTCAAAGTATACATAGACGTTGTGTCCGTTAAAGTCTTTTTTAGATACATTAAAACCTTTCACAAATAAAATTCGCTTCATATTATTTTGTTATATACTTTTTATAACAAAATATTTACGGAAGGGAACCGGGGCTGGTTACACTACCCTACGACCCCTCCTTACGATTGAGTATTTCTACAAAGTTTATGTAACCCGAACTAAATAATAATAATAAAAAATTCATTCTAAACTTATTACGATGCGTGTGAAATGCCATTTTTTTTGGGATATCCGCGGTTTACTCCTTCTTCGTAGCAAAAGGACCGCTCACCAATTCACTTTGTCCGTTATCCGTTTTTCCAACCACAATGTTTTCGCCTTCAAATAACTCCGCGCGAATGTCAGCCGCGGATATTTCCTCGTTTGATCGCGTCAAGTTTTGTTCCTGAGTATTCGCATTGACTCCAATCAAGTTACCATGCTCGTCTATATTCTGAGTTAGTGTTGCGCCCGTTTTTTCGGCAACCTTAATATTTTCTTCAATCGCCTTTTTCTTACTTTCCTTCACACGCTGTTCGAAGGCAGTTTTGGCAAAAGACTCGTTCTTTGTCTTTTCCTGCATAAGTTGATTCAACTCGTCTTCCATATATTCCACACGACCCGTTTTATACGCTTCTGGTTCCCAGGG